CGGTGTGGGCCATGTGCTGTACCCAGAGCAAGGCAAACTGCCTATAAACCAACGTGATGGATTTGCGCTGCGGATTGAGGATTTCCGCATTTTTAGCATGGAAGAAGTTGATGCAATACTTAAGCGAGATTTACAACGTTTTGAACGCGGCGTGGAGCAGTTTTTACCCGTCAAACTTACCCAAGGCGAATTTGATGCTTGCGTCAGTTTTAGCTTTAATGTTGGTTTGGGCACATTACAGCGCAGCACTTTCCGTCAAAAGGTTTTGCGCGGCGATAAAACAACTGCTGCGGATGAACTGCTTAAATACTGCATGGCTGGCGGGAAAATTCTTAAAGGGTTAGAAACCCGGCGCAAAGACGAACGCGTTTTATTCTTGAATCCATAACAGTATTTGCACAAACAACCAACCAATAACAATTGCTACAGCAGCACCCAAGCAAAGCACTAAAAACAAACTAATCATGCTTGTCCCCCTTGCTCTGTGCGCTGTGGTGGGTGGGTGTAGAGAGGTATGGGAAAACATTTGTGGTCGTTGTTGTCGCTGACATTGCCATCAACATCCATCCACGCTACCGGCTCTTGCTCAATCTCTTGCCCAAGCCTCTGAACCTCACGCATGGGGTCTGCCAATCGTTCTTTGAGTGCGGTGATGGCTTGCTTATACTTTTCAGTCGCAATGCCAAATCTTGGATGCGTTAATTCCAACGCCTCAAGCGCCAGCTTCATTGCTTCTTTGTCAGTCATGCTTGTCCCCTTGCTCTGATGGCTTCTGCAACCATATCTAATGGTGGGTCATCAACATCTTTTGCAATACACCGCGCCTCAATGTCATCAACAACCTTTGCACACGCCTCACGCTCTGCAAAAGCACCATTTGCCCACGCAATTTCACACATACGCATAGTGTGTTCTTCGCAATCATGGTGCGTGTATGGGGCTTGACTGCCCTCGTTGTACCACCATGCTTTGAATGCTTCTTTGTCAGTCATGCTTGTTCTCCTCTGGCTTCTGCGTCCAAGCAAAACAATTCAATGATTTCTTCGAGCTCAACAACCCTATTTTGAAAGTGACAAGCAATCTCCAGCAATTTCAAAAATTCTTCACGCTCAGTCATGCTTGTCCCCTTGCTTTAATGGCGGCTTCAATTTCAACGCTCATTATTTTGGCCTTTGTCGCAACCACAGACGGCAAAACTAAACTGTCCATAACTAGATTGGCGTTGAACTTATGGGCGTAATGCAAGAATTCCCCGTTGTACTCTCGGACTAGCTTCAACGACATTTCATTGGGGCCAATGGTGTGGAAATAGCTTTCGCGCTCTTTGGCTATTGCTTGCTCTTTCACCAATGCGGCAAATTCTTCTACGGCCTTGCGCCATTCTGGGTGCTGAATTGGAAACCCAACACGCTTTGCCAGTGCAATAATTTCATCTTGTGTCATGCTTTAAGCCCCCGAATAAAAATTGCAAAAGATTGCACAGTGTCTTTACCAAAAGGCAAAAAGAATTTTGTTTCTATTTCTTTGGCAATTTCTTCAATGGTTTCGTTACGCACCATGTCGGTGTAGGTGCTGATGTTTTCCCATTCATTTTGGGCAGCAATTATTTGGTGTTTTCTTGACCCGTTAATCATCTTGATTTCCTTTACAGGGTTGTTTATCCGCTTTGGTGCGGGTTGGGTAGATTTGCTTGCATACTGTGCAATACCAAGCGTTAGCCACCGCAACCCGCGTTCTGTCATCACAAACGCCAGCTTCGCGCACTGTCCAAGCGTTTATTGGCCTTAAAGTATGTTCCAGCCCCATGCTATGCACTCCCACATTAATCGCGCAATAAAGCCAATCAGCGGTAGCCACAGCAAAATGGCAATAACTTTAAACAGCACGCCATTCCCTTTCAGAGCGTTTGGTTGAACTCATAACCAAGTTGCCAGTTAACTCAATCAACCCACGTTGCTGCATGATTTTTAGCCTACGCGACACCTGATTTTCGTTCAAGCCACTAAGCCTAGCAATCTCACTTTTGCCACCGGGCGATAGCTTTAATGCTTCCAAAATAACGCGCTCATGCTTAGCAAGCATGGGTTCAGCTTGCACCGCTGCCATCTTGCTGGTTACGGGGTCAGTGCTGCGGAAAAGTTTATTGATAAATTGTTTCAATTGCATTTTTAATTCCTTTGAAATTTAAAAGGGAATGTCTTCATCCCGGTAACTTTGCAAATCATCAGCGGGTTTTTCTTTGGTTCTGTCATACGGGTCATTTAAATAGGCGTAGCCATTCCAATCAACGGGGATAACTGTCATGTGCAGCATTGGCCCATTTTTGCCCTCAAACACAGTGCCCAATTCTTTGTAGATGTTTTTCTTTTCGCCAGTTTTTTTATCAACGTAGTTGCCCACGATGGCGGTGATTACTTTGTGTGTCATTTTTTTCCTTTAAGTTGTTGGTTCATTTTGGTAAGCATTGTGCGGACATTGCTTGGCAGCTTTGACCATAAAGCGGCTTTTTCATCTTGCTCAGTGATGCCCGTGTATTCATCGTATGCGCCAATTTCATCATCAGCGGTAAAGCGTTCATTGATAGCGGTAACTACATCCATGATGACGTTTTGGCGTGCTGCTGGCAGCGCATCAAAAAAGCCTTGGGTTGCGCTAATTCTAGGCACAGGCTTGCTACTAGCAGCGTTGGCATCATCGTCTTCAGGGGCTAGCCCCGTGGCTGCTAACAATGATTGTCTACGCGCATAAGTACACGCACTGCCCATGCCATGCCCGTCTAACTTAACTGCTGGCATAAACAGTTTGCCACCGCTTAATTGTTCACCACTTTCATGGATAAACAGCGTTTCGCAAATCACCCCACGCTCATGCTCATGGAACACTTGCATTAGGGCTATGCCATTGGCGTTTAACGCGTCTATAACGGCTTCTACGCACGCGGACAAATCAGCATACTTGCTGCGGAATGCCGGGTTTGTAGACGTTTTTAACGCTGGCCCAAATTGTTTTTGCGCTTGGACAAACGCTTTGCTAATAATTGCACTCATAACACGCGCAGCAAGTTAATGCCACCCTCCACAGTTTCATAGGTATAAGATTTTTTGCCCCACAAACGTGTGCAAAAGGAACTAACTGAAGAACAAAAAACGCGGGAATCATATTTGCCAAAAGTAATGTATTGAACTTCGCCCGGTTTAATTTGTTCCAAAATTGGTTTGGCATATTTCAAAACTTCACCATAAACATGGTTGCTACGTTTTTGCCTTTTGCCTTGTGGTTTTACTGTTAACGTGCCAAGCGTTTCACCCGCAGGGGTTATAACGCCATACGTGCAGCCTAAGTTGTCCAGCATACGCAATGCTGTGCCAATGGCTTTGTCTTGTAGTGTCATTTGAGTCATTTCGATTCCTTGTAAATTAACTCGGTTTGCAGGGTTTTGATTTCTTCACGCGCATTGTCCAAGTGACCCTGTAACACTCGAATATGTGCTTCCAACATTTGGATGCGGTAACTAAGCCTTTCCACAATGTCAATCTCGCCATCGCGGAAAAGTGTCTCGCTGGTTTGCTTTACGCTGTTGATGATGTAATCGCTGTTCATACTGTGATTGCTTTCAAGTTGTTAATGCGGTTGTTAATGTCGGTGACAGTCTTTTGGTAATCAGCCATTACCTTTTGCTTTTCTTTTTCCAACGCGGCAATTTGTTTTCCACGGGGGTCAAAATTATCTGGCACATCAATTTCAATTTCTTGTTGACCAACATAAACTCGTTGCTTATCGTCTTCAAGTTTGCAAGGAAAAATTTGATATTCGCCTTTATCTTCCCAATGCCATTTTGAATAATGAATGTGTGCAATTATTTTGGTTTTCATTTATGGCCTCCAAATCAAACAATCTAAGGCAACCACAATCAAACCAACCAAGGCAATTACGCGGATGCAAACCTCTGCAATAGACAACCGCACACAATGAATTTCAATGGTGCTGGCATATTCCAAAGTTTTGGGGTACGCCTCATTGATGGTGCGCGGGTATTTACGGGTGTTGTTATCAAGCATTTTTGTCTTCTCCAATTTCTTTAAAGTGTTTCATCATTGCCAACATTACGGCTTGGCGGTCGGCTTTGTCTAATTCGTAGGTTACTTCCACGCTGCGTTTGAATTTGGCATCATCGTTAGCCACAAACGCAACCCAGTCATACGTTTCATCTTCGCCCACACTTAGGTCGCCTTCAAAGTAATCAAACCAAACTTCTACTTCAAAAAATTCAAAAGTGTTGGCGGTGCAGCAGTATTGAAAAGTGTTATACATTTTTTTATAGGGGGCAAGCCCCCCACCTTTTATGCTGTCAGCAGTTCTTCCGCTTGGGTTTTAAGGCGGTTGCCATTGCCAAACCAAGCGTTGTTCATACGGGTGTCTACGTTGTGCCCACGCTCATGGTCAACATACTGGGTAACAGCGTTCAGCAAGCCCCATTTAGTGCCGTACACGCCATGATTGTTAGCGCCTATACCTGCACCATCAAACAGTTCCAAAACGCGCTTAAACCCGCGTGATTCCTTAAAGGTGCTGGTTTGTGGGTTAAACGCAGCGGGGAACAACGTGTTGGTAAATTCACGGGCGTATTCGGTGCTAACACCTGCACGGGCCAATTTGCGGTATTTGTCCATCATGCCCTCAAAACCGCCAACAATCAGCCCCAAGCGGTCACGCATCAGGCTGGCATCAAAGTGTGCCCCGTGAGTTAAATTAACGCGGCTTGGTGCGGCTTCTGCATCGGCTGCGGACAAAGTGTTATTGCACACTACGCGGATGCTGGTAAATTGCCCTATGGTGGCTGCTGTGCCATCAAAGCTGGTGGACAGCAACAAATAACCGCGTACAGCGTCATCATGCAGCACTACGGCTTCTTTGTTGACGTTAGCCAAAGCCCAAATGCGTTTACCGCCCTTAATTGCACCAGCAACTTCCAAAGTAAAGCCAGCGGATTGCACCAGCGTGTTAAAGAAATCCAGCACGTCAGCGGGTTGATGTACCTTGTAGCGGTCAGTCACCACGCCCAAAGGCGCGTTGGTGTCATTGCGGTAGATAACCTTTTGGTTGGGGATTTCGCTGTAGTTTTGCCCGTCAAACGTGAACATGATGGGTTGCAGCTTGGCTTCCCAATCCAGCCCGGCTTCTTTGCGCCAAACGTCAATGGGTGCGTTAGGGGTAAGCTGCTGCCCAAGCCCATGCCAAGGGGTATTACCCACAAAAGCAATTTCGTTTTTGCCTGTCAGCGCGTTGGTTTCAATCATGTGAGCCATTTTCAATTCCTTTAAATTTAAGTTACACAAGACTGCTTCACAGCAGTTTCGGCTATTAAAGCCTCATCAGTTGTGTTCGGTTTGTTTAACTTCTTTGTAGATTCTGGAAACGTCAACCCACCCGGCACTAACAGCACCCATGCGCGTGTTGTAAATTAAGTGGGCTTCAAAACCTTCCACACAATCAACTTGGTAAACAGTGGCATCAGGGGCATCGGTAACAACAACCATCATGCCGACTTGGATTTGTGATTTCTTCATGTTTAATTTCCTTTGATTTGTTGAACAAGACCCGCTTGCGCGGGTTTCGGGTATTAAACCCTCATCAGTTGTTCTTAAGCAATGATGTTGAAAAAGTGGTGCACTCCATAGTGCATTGCGTTAACGCCAACAAACAGCGGGAAAAAACGACCATCAGTGTGCTGCTTAACAATGTAACGCAATGGACCCAATTCAGGGCGGGTTTGCACGTTACCAAATTTGTCTTGTGCTGCTTTGTGTGCATTGGCTTCAGTTTTGTATGTGCGGACTGGTGTGAGTTCAACGTGTTTCATTTTCAATTTCCTTTTAATTAAGTTACCAACTTGTTGTTGATGTACGTATTGTAAGCCAACTTAAATACCTAAGTAAAGTTGGGGTGTATTGTAATACTTTTATTTTAGGATATGTAAGCTGTCTTAAACTTGTATTTTAGGAAAATTAAGCAACCTAAACGCAGTAAAGTTAGCTTATAATTAGCCACATGAACAAACAACGCGCCATTGAACTAGCCGGGTCACGCAAAGAACTTTGCAAGATTTTGAACATCAGCCCCGCTGCTATTAGCCAATGGCGTGAGACGCTACCCATGATGCGCGTGCTGCAATTGAAGCTGGCACGCCCTGAGTGGTTTGCAAATGAGGTTGCCGAGGTGCAAGAACCCGGCTAGAATTTTTTTGAAACCCGGCTAGGTGGGGAGTCATGAACCCACCGAAAAGCGTTCCATCCCCGCCTGCCGAAGTTTCTTCATGGGATGTGTTTTTGGGATGTTTTATGCACTATTACCAATTCAGCATTGGCGATTACCGCGCCGCAACTGCTCACTTATCCAATGAAGAAGATTTGGCATATCGCCGACTTTTGGATATGTATTACGACACCGAAAACAAAATACCATTGGATACCCAGTGGGTTGCCAGACGCATCCGAATAGAACCCGATGTGGTTCATACTGTGCTTAACGATATGTTTGTTAAGCAAGATGATGGATGGTTTCATGCCCGGTGCGATGATTTAATTAAGCAATATCACGCTATGGCAGAGAAAAACAGGGCTAATGGGCGACTAGGTGGGCGTAAAAAGAACCCAGTGGGTAACCCATTGGATACCCAGACAGAACCCAACGCCAAGCTAACTATAAACTATAAACTAGAAACTAATAACCAAGATATATTTATTAGTCCCCCTGACGGGGAACCAGAGCAAAAAGCCGACAAGAAATTACCCGGATGCGACCACAAAAGCGTTGTGGAGTTGTATCACCAACTGCTGCCAACAATGCGCCGGGTTGAAGTTTGGAACGACACAAGGGCTGGCTACCTGCGCCAACGCTGGCGTGAGGTTGCTGTGGAATTAAGTGAAACCAAAGAAATTACCCATGCCGATGTTTTAACTTGGTGGGAAGAATTTTTTAAGCACGTTGGCAAAAGCAAATTTTTAACAGGAAAAATTAACGACAAAAGTGGGCGCACCTTTGTAGCTGATTTAGAGTGGATTATCAAACCAAGCAATTTTGCAAAAATCGTTGAAGGAAAATATCATGTCGCTTAACTCATTTAGAAACAATGAAAAAATTTACGATGAACATGAAACCGAAAAAGCATTGATGTGCCAAGCGCGTGAATGCCCCAACCGCTGGAGCGTGGACAAAGGCGACAAGCTATGCACAGCGCACGCATGGGAACCGCCTACACGTTGGCCTTACATTACCGACATACAGTTAAACGCGCTTACACGGCGCAAAGACAAACCGCCAGAAGAACCAGCACCAAAATTAAGCAACGCTGAAAAAATGGCCATTTTGGGCAAATTGCGCGTGCCAACCAACACGCACCCAAAACAATGGGCGTACAACTTAAAAGCAATGGAAGCTGATGGACAGCAATTAACGTCATTGCAAAAAAAATTATGGCGTGCAGCTTTGAAGGAAAATGAAAATGAATTACTTTGAAGCCCACGAACTGCTGGAGCGCGTAAAGCATGGATACCGACCGCCCACAGATACCATCAACAGAGCGTTATGCCTCACTGGAGACATTGATTACGCATTACACGATGTTGGCCCGATTGCCCGGCTGGATAGACCAAGCCCGGTACAGGGTACGGGAACTGGAAGCGGATTACCCCGGCATTGGCAAAGCGGTTGCTGAAAGGCTAAAAAAACATGATTAGATTTTTTGTACCCGGCGCACCACGCGGCAAAGGCCGACCACGTTTTAGGCGTGCTGGCAATTTTGTCCGCACGTACACAGATGCTAAAACTTTGTCCTATGAGGATTCCATTAAGTTTTACGCGCTGCAATCAACCGACCAAAAGCTGACAGAAACCGCGTTAAAGGTGTTTTTGAACGTTTGTGTGGGTGTGCCTATAAGCTACAGCAAAAAGCGCAAGGAAGCGTGTTTCAGTGGCTTGCAGAAGCCTATTGGCAAACCAGACATAGACAACATTGCCAAAATTTTTTTGGATGCTATGAATAAAGTGGTTTACAAAGACGATACGCAAGTAATTGAGCTAACAATTCGCAAAGAATACGGCGATCAACCCGGCGTAATAGTAACAATTATGGAGGCAACATGACTGACAACACACCCCACAAAGCGGTTGATTTTATCCGCGACAACGCACCAAAATTTGCACAGGCTAAAGGGCGGCGCGTGTATTTAGAAGAATTTAGAAAAAGTAAAAAAGCATTGTTGATGAAAGATGCAATGGTTGCTGGCATTGAAGCAGCTAATGCACAAGAGCGCGAAGCCTACAGCCACCCCGAATATTTGGAACTGCTGCAAGGCTTGGAACAAGCCATTGTGATTGAAGAAACGCTTAAATGGCGCATGGAAGCAGCCCGTATGAAGTGCGATATATGGCGCACAGAAAGCGCAAACGCACGATTGGAAGTTAAGGTGACTGAATGAAAAAGCAATGCAAGCGCAAGGTTTACCGCTTGGTTGACCCAATAGCGCACGCTATGGTTGGGGCTGCTTTGGTTGATGAAAAAACGCTGGATAAATTGCGTTTAGAAGAATTAAACAGCATTGACAACATGGTGCATGGGCGTGGCACAGTGCATGATTGGCGCGTGCTGGTGGATGTGCTTAACGTGTGCGAAATGATGGGCAGAAACGGCATTGGCCCCGAAGTGTTGGATGTATGCGCTGTTGCACAAGAGGAATTGCATCAAGCCGCATTGCGTTACGAAAAAACAAAGCGCATGGGCTTAACTGGCACAGGCATACGCGCTGTAAGGGAACTTTACCAATGGCACGATTTGCAACGGCAAGCCATACCGCGCAAAACGTTTGAAGATTACATTATCAAAACGCACAATTACATCCGCAGCAATGCACAACAGGTAACGCACATTGAATAACAAAATAACCAAGACAGAGCGCGAACATTTGGGTAAGATAAAAGAAATGCCCTGTGGCGTGTGCGGTGCAAGTGGCCCTAGCGATGCACACCACGTTCAACAGCATATGCAGTACCTGTGCATCCCCTTGTGCAAAGATTGTCACCAAGGCAGTTTCAATGGCATACACGGGCAAGCGCGGATTTGGTCAGTTTATAAACTAACTGAAATGAATGTTTTGAATGAAACGATAAGACAGCTTACAATGAAATAACTGAAAGGCAATCATGGTTACATTCCGCGCAAGCGTAGAAGCCCCGCAAGATGACCCGGTGATGGACTTCACTATGTGTTTGCTTAACAGCGTCACAACGGCGCACATTTTGCATTTGTCCACGCGCAGCTACAGCCAGCACAAAGCCTTGGAAGGGTTTTACACTGAAATTGGCGATTTGGTTGATGGGTTTGTTGAAGCATTCCAAGGCAAATATGGCTTGCTTACAAAATACCCTATGTCATGCGATTTGATGCCTAACGCTGACCCTGTTGTTTATTTGGAATATTTAAAAATAGAAGTAAGCACGCTACGCGTTATGCCTAAATTCCCGCGTGATTCTGAATTGCAAAACATCACCGATGAAATTGCCGCGCTGATCGATTCAACGCTGTACAAATTGAGATTCCTTGCTTGATATGCCTTTGAGAAAAGTAAAATCAGGCTGGATGTGGGGCAGCAAAGGCCCATTCCCAACCAAAGCAAAAGCCCTGCAAGT